TATTCCTGATCAGCGCCCATCGCGTGTACCTCACGCCGTTGTGGGGGGTTTGCTCGCAGGACCTACGTAACAACTCCATCACGCAGCCCATGGTCTTACCACTACCCAGCGGCCCGACCAGCACTCGTATCCTGTGCTCGTTGTCCAGCATAAAATCCTGGATCGTCGGCGGCGGCTGGTAGAACATCAGACTTCTTCCTCGGGATAGTCTTCCTCACTACCAGTAGTGAGCAGCTGACCGGAGGACGGCGGGGGTATGCTGTCGGCGTCGAGCACCGTCGTGCCGGAGATCACCTCTTGGCGACCCCCAGCGAAATTTATCGTCAGGTTAAACGCAGTCCCGGTTTGCCGGCCCGCGCCATCTCCCCTGGCCAGCGCGCTCACTCCGTCGAGGCCAGCTCCTCTCTGAAGTTGCCTAAAACCGTCAATCCGCGCGCCTACGGGGGTTAAGGGATCTCGCACGACGTGAGCTATGGGTACGATCAGCTCCTCGGTCGCCCGCTGGAACTTCGCTCGTACCCTAGTCTCAGTTCCCTCTGCCGAATTAAACAACGCCTTGATTTTGCGGGCTTCCTCGACCAGCATCGGGTGCTGCCGCAGGTAATTTCTTAATTCGTTTTTGTCTTTTAGCCCGTACCGCCGGGCGATCTCGTCGGGCTGGTGCATCCCCGTCGCGAGATCGTATTGTAATCGCTGGATCAGCGCGTCGTCATGATAGGGATTTTGGTCGAGGACCATCGGCAAAGCCACTTCAGACCTCGCTACTATTGCTAACGTCAAACTTAAAGGTATAAATAGCCTGGATTTTGCGGGGGTGTACAGTTTGGCGAACGCCCTGCCTATTCCCGGGCCAAGGTACTCGACCCCGCAGTCTACTGGTAGTGCGGGAGTTAACGTAATCCCCTTGTCTCGCGAGAGTGGTCCCGGGTTTCTCCGGGTGATCTCGCCCGCCGAGCTTGACCAACGAACCGCCGAGGAGAACGCGCGTTTACGAGGCCCTGTCCAGCAAACCCCCGACGATCTGGGCCATTACATTCGCACACGGTGGGATGCGATGCGCAACCACCGCAATCAGAATAGGAACCCTCTGAACGAAAGATTGTTACGAGCACAACGTATGTTCGAGGGGCAGTACGACCCGTCTAAGCTGGCCGAGATCAGAAAATTCGGCGGGAGTGAAGTTTATTCAAGAATAGTCGCAGTAAAATGCCGGGGGGCCACCAGTTTACTTCGGGATGTTTACTTGGGTGCCGAGCGCCCGTGGTCGATCGACCCGCAGCCTGACCCGCCGGTGCCGCCTGAGATCATGAGTTCCATTGCCCAGCTTATCGCCAGCGAGGCAGGGGAGGCCCATGCTCAGGTGGGCATGCCGCCCCAGCCGATCGACGTGCGTGCAAGATTTGTCTCGATGGTCCGCCAAGCGCAGCAGGCCGCCAAACGTACAGCGGACCTGCAGGCCGAGGCGGCGTCCAACAAGGTCGAGGACATCCTCGAGGCCGGTAACTTCTACGACGCGTTGGCCGAGTTCCTGGTCGATCTGGCGCTGTTTCCCTTCGCCGTGCTGAAGGGGCCGGTGGTGCGCATGGTGTCGAAATTAACCTGGGTTAACCGCCAGCCGCAGATGGATACCGTACCCCAACTCTTTTGGGAACGCGTCGACCCGTTTAACCTCTATTGGGACCCTGGCGCTACTTCAGTAGAGAACTCCGAGCTGATCGAGCGCAAAAAATTATCCCGCAAGGACCTCAACGATGTTTTGGGGTTGCCCGGTTACAACGACGCGGCGGTCAGGGCGGCGCTGGAGGATTATTCACACGGGCTGCGCGACTGGATGGACGCGCCCGACACCGAGGCCGCGCTCAACGCCGGCCGGGAAGCACCCCAACAGAACAGGTCCAACCTAATAGACGCGATCGAGTATCATGGGAACATACAAGGGACGACCCTGCTCGACGAGGGTGTCGATGAAAGTCAGATCCCTGACCCTGATCGTGATTACTTGGTGCAGTCTTGGGTAGTTGGTCGTCACACCATCAAAACCCAGATCACCCCGTCCCCGCGAAGACGACACCCTTACTACATCACCAGCTTCGAGAAAGTCCCCGGCAACATCGCCGGGCACGGGCTGCCGGATATTCTGGAAGACATCCAGGAAGTTGCGAATGCAACTTTGCGCGCGCTCGTCAACAATATGAGCATAGCTTCTGGCCCGCAGGTGGTGATCAACACTGAACTACTAGATCCCACCAACAACGAGGACCAGCTCTACCCGTGGAAACGCTGGAAAGTTAACTCCGATCCGCTGGGTTCCACCCAGCAGCCGATTACCTTTTTCCAGCCGCAGTCCAACGCCCAGGAACTCATCACGATCTACCAGAGCATGAACGCGATGGGTGATGATACCTCGGCGATACCGAGGTACACCACCGGCGAGGCGGTCTCCGGCGGCGCTGGGAGAACAGCGTCCGGCCTCTCCATGTTGATGGGCAACGCCCAGAAAGTCCTGCAGACCGTAGCGGCCAACGTCGATGTCGACGTGATGCACGGCGTCCTGCAATCTTTGTATGACATGATTATGTTGACCGATCAGTCTGGCCTCCTGTCGGGGGATGAACAAATTAAAGTAAACGGTGTGGTCGTAGCCCTCCAGAAAGAAACCGAGAACCAGAAACAACTCCAGTTTTTACAAATAACCGCTAATCCGATGGATATGGGCATCGTCGGGATGACCGGTCGCGGTCGAGTATTGCGCGCGCTTGCCAGCGGGTTGGGGATGCCCGACGACATCGTGCCCGACGACGATACGCTCCAACAGAAAGAACAGGCGCAAAATCAACAGCAACAGGTAGCCCAGCAGGCACAGCTTGCGATGGCCGCCTCGAAAGCCGTGGGCCAGGGTCCGGTCGGCGCGGCGCTAGGTGTCGGCGGTCCTCCTGGGGGCGGCCCAGGCGCGCCGCCGGGACCACCACCGGGACCGCCGCCGGGACCACCACCGGGACCGCCGCCGTTGCCGGGCGCTAGGTTGGCACCCGATGGGTTTCACTACATACCTGACCCCCGGCCCGGCAGGCAGGGCAAATACCTTCAAGTGCGATGACGATGCGCGCCATAGGAAACCTGCCAACCCAAAATCCGTACATCACGCCGGTGATGATGGGCGGCGAGAAGGGCGCGGCTCGACTCGCCGGTCCCGAGGACGCGCCGTCCTGGGTAAAATCCTTGGCTCCCCCGCAGATCGGCCCCGGTCAGCCTGTCAGGGTGGCGCAGGACATGGCCGAGGCGGGCCACAACGCCGATAGTATTTTCCAGTCGACCGGGTGGTATCTCGCCCCCGACTGGCAGTGGAAGTGGATACTGCGCGACGACAATAGTAAACTTAACCGCGCGGCATTCGATATAAATCCAGGGTCGCCGGCGAGCGTCTACCGGCAGACAAGTCCGATAGGTCAGCCGGTTATAGCTAAACATGACCCGGTTCCGGAAAACTTTAAGCTCAAATCTTCGATGGTCGGGGCGACACTGGGGTCGGTGTTTGACAGCCCTAGCCTCTATCAGGCCTACCCCGAACTGCGCGGCGCTACAATCGGCTTTCTGGACCCTGATGCTTCTGCGGGTGTCCGCGCTAGCTATAGTTCCCACACCAATACGGTCAAATTATCGCGGAGCGGCAACACCGAACAGGAGATTATCGGCGACCTGACCCACGAGCTGCAGCACGGCATTCAGGAAAAACACGGCGAGGGGACTTTTGGACAGGGTGGGTCGGATCTCGACACGCGGTTTTACCCCGATGATTTTGACAAGCAGGCCAAGGCGGCGCGCGAAGGCCTCGACGCGGCTGTCAGCGCCGTCGAGAAGGCAGGTGCCGATCCTGATACGTTGCGCTCGGGTTGGCGTGTAATGGCGGAGGGCGAGGCCGATAAGTATCCTGGGATGATGCAGGCTTATTCTGCCGAGATGCGTAAGCTCCCGGAGGACGTGATTACGCAGTTTACCCGGGCAGCGGTAGCTTCTGACTCCATTAGGCGTATGCGCAATGACGCCTTTGACAAATATCAGAGGCTAGCCGGCGAGACCGAGGCGCGGCAGGCGTCGGAGCAACGAACTACCGGCAACTATCAGCTGCCCTCGCGCATGCCGGGCTACGCGCCGGGTAGCGAGCAACTGGTCGATACCGGGCACGGACCCTTGCTTAAAGGGCGGAATTTTCAGCTCACCCCGGTCGAGCACGACCCCTTCAGTGCCCCGGCCGAAGCGGGCACACCGATGACCCTGACCCCGACCGAAGGCGACCCGTGGAAGTTTAATTACACCGAGCATCCCGGCGATCCCTTCGCCCAGCAAACTCAGATGCCGGACAGCTCGAGCTATCAGCTTCCCGCACAACAGCAGATGCCACTACCGGTAGTGCCGGCCCAGCCGATTGCTGCCTTAGCTCCGTCCGGCCCCGACTCCGGCGACGCTAACCTGAAGTGGTCGTGGGGCAACGAGTACGCCGCGCCGGCACCCAACAACCCGGCCGATCCGCAGAATATCGCGCTTAATATCACGCAGCCCCAGGATTACCCCAACTACGCACAGGCTTATTAAAGGAGAACCAGGATGATCGGCGAAACCAAGGAGATCTCGAACAAGTCGACGCCGGCGGTCAGCGGCGGGTCGTCGGGCGACAGTCGTGGGGGCAGCTCGCGGACTTATCCCAAGGGTAAATCCACTCCGGGCGACTCCCAGGCTGCGCCGTTCAACCCGCAAAAGGTCGCCGCGACCTCCAAATACACCGGCGGGGTAGGTGCCTGATGGTCGCGTTCTCCGCGCCAAAAGCCCCCACCTCCCTCGGGGGAGGTGGCCGCATCGCCGGGATGCCGACGGCGTTGGAACACGCCGCCGCCCCCCGGCAGGCCCCGTCATATGTCGGCGGTGCCGCGCCCCCCAGCTCGCCCAAATCCGGCATCCTGGGGATGTTCGGCCCGCCCGCCGACCCGCAGCGGTTCGGCCCACGCAAGTCGATCCGCACCCAGGATCTGGGTTCGGTCGTAGGTAGGCGTGGATCGGGTATCGCGGCAGTGGCCGGCGGCGATCAGGACCTTCACTCGGTCCAGCGTTACGGCAAGAAGGCCCCGGGTGGCGGCGGCGTAGGCGGTCTTGGCGGTGGTGGCGTGGGGCCGGGGGGTTTATTTTAGAATGGCTCTAAACCTCGGCCCGGCGGCATACGACGCCATCTCCAATATGAAAAACACCGCCGACTGGCGGCGCTTCGTCGACGCGTTGCGCGAGCAGATGAACGTCTTTATGCACCGTGCCATCGAGGTTCCGCACGACGAGCGCGCGGATGCCACGGGTTACGCCCGGGGCATCCGCGACATCGTCGCCCATATCGAGCTAGTCGAGAACCCGGTTCCCGGCAACAGGAACCCCAAGCCCAGCGTGAAAACCCATGGCTGAAGACCCCACCACCCAGACTAATTTTATTCCCGAGCAGATCCGCCGGCAGGCGGCGCGCGCGGAAGAACTGCAACGCGAACTGGCGGCGGAGCGTGGGGACGAGACTTTGCCGCTGGAGGAGGGGTCGCAACACGAAGGTGAAGGCCACACTACGGGTAGTGGAGGAGGTCCTCCCCCCTCCGAGACCCGTGTGGAGGAACGTGCTGCGGCCCCTCCGGTCGATACCCGCACGGCTCGCCACACGACGGACTGGGAACAGCGTTACCGCACCCTGCAGGGCAAGTACGACGCCGAGACCTCGGGGCTGCGCGCCCAGGTCGCCAGCATGGAACGCCTCTTGGCGACCATGCAGTCGCCCGCGCCGCAGAGCCAAGTACCGCAGACCCCGCCGCCGGCGGGGTCTGCGGCAACCTTTAACCAGGAGGACATCGACCTCTACGGCGAGGATTTTCTCCAGGCCGCCGCCCGCGCCGCCGCTGCCAGATACGAGCCGATGATCGCCCGGCTCGAGAACACCATCCAGCGTCTCGAGGGCGGCCAGCAGAACATCTCGGCGATGCAGATCCGCGATCAGGTGTTCGAGGCGCTCGATAAAGATCCCGAGCTTGACGGCTGGCGCGAGATCAACACTAATCCTGAGTTTATCAACTGGCTACAGGGGCAGGACGAATACGCTGGGGTGCCCCGCAACCAAATGCTCCAGCACGCCTACTCGAACGGCGACGCCATCCGGACGGGCAGGTTCTTTAAGAAGTACATGGCAGAGCATACCGTGCCACAGACCTATGCGGCACCTCAGACTGGTCGCACGCCGCGCCCAAACTCCAACGGAAACGGGCGTGCGACTGCAGCGAGGACCCGCTTGGAGGATCTGGTGGTTCCTGGCCGGGCCGCAGGCGGTTCGGGCGGATCGGACGGCGCTCCTCAACCGCGTTTCTGGTCACGACCCGAAATCTCACGCTTCTACCGGGACCGCACCGAGGGACGGTACAAAGGTCGCGAGCAAGAGGGTGAAGCCCTCGAGCGCGACATCCTCGCAGCAGCCTCGGAGGGGCGTGTCCTGGCATAGGAAAGGACAGCTCAGATGGCTATTGCACAAGGTACGCCTTATACCGGCGTCGCCGCTAACCCTGCCTATTCCGGCGCAGCCGCCGGCGGTGTGTTCATCCCGGAAATCTGGTCGGGAAAACTCATCGAGAAATTCTACGCCGCCACTGTTCTTGCTGCGATCTCGAACACCGATTACGAGGGCGAGATCAAGAACATGGGCGACAAGGTTAAAATTCGCACCAAGCCCACCATTCAGATCCGCGACTACACGATCGACCAGCAGCTCACGGTCGACCGCCCGTCCAGCACGTCGGTGGAGCTGACCATCGACTACGCGAAGTACTTTAATCTGGTGCTCGACGACATCATGGAGCGCCAGTCGGACATGAATTTGATGTCCATGTGGGCCGACGATGCCGCCGAGCAGATGAAGATCGTCATCGATACAGCGGTTCTCTCGGGCATCGACGCCGGCGTGGATGTCAAGAACAAGGGCGCGACGGCGGGGAAGATCTCGTCCAACATTAACCTTGGCGTGACCGGCACCCCGGTGATCCCGACGACCACCGACATTATCAATCACATCGTCGACATGGGCCAGTGCCTGGACGAGCAGAACATCCCGGAGACCGGCAGATGGCTGATCATCCCACCCTGGCTCGGCAGCATGATCAAGAAGTCCTCGCTGTCCAACGCGTCGATCTCGGGCGACGGGGTGTCGCTGCAGAGGAACGGTCGCCTTGGCATGATCGACCGGTTCACCCTCTACTCGTCAAATCTGCTCCCCACCGTGGTCGACGGGACGCACACCGCCACAAGGGTCTTCGCGGGTTTTGACGCCGGGCTGACTTTTGCAAGTCAAATATCACAAATGGAAACGCTCCGCAGCGAGAGTACTTTTGGAACACTCCTCCGTGGGTTGCAGGTCTACGGTTACAAAGTAATCGACGGGACTTGCTTAGTAGAACTCTACTGCGCACCTAGCTGATTACTTATGAGGTTCTCGGAAAAATTTTCCGAATACCTTAACCGCCGCAGCGTTATATGCTGCGGCGGCTTCTTCTCTTGTGCTGAAGTAGCCAAGATAGTTCCCGCTAATCGATACTTGCCATCCGTTTCCCTGACGGGTTACGCCGCGATACCCGGACGTGTTGTTGTCGGCGTGTCGCCGGTTTCCTTGTTGTTGCGCTTTCGTTGCGGCGCGCAGGTTAGCCCAGCGGTTGTCGCTGCGAACGCCGTTGATATGGTCGATGGTATGCGGCGGCTCGTCGCCGGTCATCAGCTTCCAGGCGATGCGGTGGGCCTTAAAGTAGGTCTGGTCGAGCTTGACGGCGTAGTAGCCGTTGCTAGCGATGCGCCCTGCGGTCTTCCCGGTCTGCCGGGTGTTTACCAGCGCCCAGCTGCGGCTGTGACTGAAGTGCTCGCGCGGCCGGTTGCACCAAGTGAGCGCGCCGGTCTGCGGGTCGTAGGTAAAGCACTCCCGCAGGTAGTCGAGCGATGGCAGCGGTTTTGGGGTATGATCGACCTTGGGCATCAGAGGCTCCTCGGGCTTCTGGTTTCAAGTGGCGGGCTGGCGTGTCCTCGTCAGCTCGTCGCGACCCACACTACCGGTAGTGGAGGGTAAATGCCAATAGCGAGCCGGACGGTCAGTCAGCTGATCGCCGAGGCGCGGACGATACTCAACGATACGATCCCCATTTCGGGATCGTCGCGCTATGCCGACGACGATCTGTTGGCGGCGCTCAACGAGGCGATACTGCAGGTCCGCGCCAAGCGGCCGGATGCCTTTCTGGCTTACGGGTTGCGTAAGACGGTCCCGGCCTACGCGTTGCCGCGCGACGCCGACTTGGTGTTCGACTTCGACGATATGTTTTATTCGCCCTTGCTGTTTTACGTGGTCGGCCGGTCTGAGCTGATCGAGGATACCTTCTCGGATGATGGCCGGGCGGTGACCCTGATGACTAAGTTTATCTCCCAGCTGCTGCGGGTGCAGTCGTGAGCGGCTCGTTTAATTCATTTACCCCGATCTGCGAACTGCCGGGGTACATGACCGATGCGCCGGGCGTCGATCGTTTATTTGACAACCTTTTGGCATTGGTGCCCGGTCTGGTCGTCGACGTGGCAAACATGGTGTGCTGGAACACCATCGAGGATTTTTACGTAAAATCCACCTACCGCCGCGAGCACATCTACTGGCGGATGGACCCTGGTGTCGTCACCCTCAGTTTCGATCCTTACGACCAGGACTGGCGGGTTTGCCGGTTTCTGGCGCTTAAGGGCTTCAATATTAAGTTCGAGCCGCCGGGGCGCATTCGCGACCTGACCTCCCCGCCGCCGGACAATACCCGCAACGGCGAGGTGCTGATCGCGCTTAAACCCCGCAGCATCAACACCGTGCTGCCTTACGATGTGTGGACGACCTATTGGGAAACACTTCTTCATGGTGCGCTGTACCGGCTCTACCTGCAGCCGGGCAAGCCGTATTCGGACCTCAAGGCGATGGAGATCTCGGCTAAGCTCTATCGCTCGGGGATCGCCTCGGCGCGCGCCGACATTCAGGTTGGGCACTTGCGCGACGGCAGCCAGTGGTCGTTCCCTTATTTTGCTACGGGAGGGCACGCCGATGGACGGTGGTAACGGCGGCGACTACTTCTTTAGCGTTTTTTCTAATACGAGCCTTCCGTTTGGGCCGGTCACCAAGGAAAATTTGGATATTACTTGTCTGGTATTTGATTTTTCTTGCTGGCTTGGTACCGGCGAGATGCTGGGCAGCGTAGCACAGCCGGTGATCGCCCTCGAGGGCGTGCCGTTGATCCCGCCGTGGCAGAGCGACTACCCGATCGACGACACCCCGTCCGCGCCGCCGGTGGATACTTACCCCCTGACCTCGCTGTCGGTGACGATGTCGAGCACTCAGGTCCAGGTTCGGGTGTCCGCTGGGACGCCGGGTCTCAGCTATGTCGTGTCGGTGCTTGCCAGCGCCGGGGCTGCGTCAGCCCGGCGTAAGCAGGTCGATTGTTTTGTCACGATCGAGCAGCCGCTGAACTCGTCCCTGGTTGCGGCTGGTGACGTGCCCGCTGTCGATCCTGGGGATGTCGTGATCCTCGTTCCGTCCTCCGGCGACACAGTAGCTCCGGGCAATGCCAACTACGTCTATATCAACAATTCGGCAGTGCTGGCGGTGCTGACTATTCAGTTGCCGTCGACGACTCCGCCGATCGGCGGGGTGGTGGACTTTGTCGAGATCTCGTTCCACCGCCCAGTAACTACTTTGGTCGTAACCGACAGCCTTGGCGCGACGATAGCCGACAGTCCGACCAGCGCCTATGGGCCAGGTGCTGGGCTGGACTTTAAGTATCTCAGTGGTCTCGGTTGGATATACTGGAAATAGTGGTGGATAGCACCGACTTCACTTTCGATGTCATGCCCAACACCTTGAAACCTTTTGGGCCGGTGTTGAAGGAGAACCTCGACATTGTTCGGCTGGTGTTCGATTGCTCCTGCTGGCTCGGTGACGAGGTTGCCGGTACATTGGTTTCTAGTGTGATGTATCCGGTGATCGGCGACCTCGGCGCGGTGCCGGTTCCGCCCGGTTATGCCTGAGATGGTGGGGTCGCAGCAGGGTAAGCTTAACTCCGACGACGAGGACGAAACTGAGCTGCTCACCCTCGATGCTAACCCGCTCATCTACGCTATGTTGAACGCTATTAAGGAATTGAACGGCAAGATTGCCGCGCTTGAAGGAGGGTGACATGCACGGGCAGATCGGCGGGCCTTACTACAAGGGCGGCGGGTCGAAGACGACCGACAGCGGGGTCGACAACACGGTGAATAACTCGGGCGGGACGCCGGGGCACAGCGTGACCCAGCGGCCTATTCCGGGACCTCAGTCTACCGGTGGGCCGGCCTCGCTCAGAAAGGCCCTGGCTAAGAAGAGCGGGTCGAGCGTCAATCCCCCCGGCACCGGTGGTCCGAACAAGAACACCACCGCAGCCGGTAGCGTCTAAGGAGAACCACCATGGCAGCCTATCAACACGCGTCGGACTTTATCCCCGATCACCCGCCGTTCTCAGGGGTGATCATGGGCGGCAAGTGGGTTCCCGTCGCCGCCGATAACGAGGACTGGCAGGCTTACCTAGAGTGGGCGGCGGCTGACCCGGCGAACGTGCCGGACCCGTGGCTGCCCTTGTCGCAAGGTGGGATTGCGATCGTCCTTGAGGAAGGGCAGGTCGCCGTCGGGGTGATGCTCGATAGTCTGCCGGAGGACCAGGGTGGTAATCCAGAGCCGGGACTGCGGCCTAAGAACGTCGATGTGCCGGCGGTGATGGTCAACGAGGCAGTCGCCGCGTCGGCTAATGTCGGCGATGTGCTTAGCTGCACGATGGGTAACTGGGAGAACGAGCCTAAGCTTTATTCGAGCGTTTGGATGAGCGACGGCGAAACTGAGATCGAGGCCGGGACTTTTTACACGGTCCAGCCTGGCGACGCCGGTCACAGCTTGACCAGCGTCGTGACCGCGACCAACGACTTTGGCGCGACCGAAGCACCGCCGTCTAACGCGGTTACCGTCGCCGCTACCGTTGTCGCCGGGGTTGGGGTTCAGTCTACCGAGCCGCAGCGCGCGGTGCCGCGCCATGAACCGGAGCCAAAGGCCGAGGAAGAGAACCACCGTCGCGGGCGTCACCGGGAGTAGCCCTGCATGGTCGCCTGGGCGATCAGCTCTATGGGGGGCGTTATCCCCCGCACCGACAGCCGCCTGATCGCCGACAACATGGCGACGCAGTCGCTTAATTGTGACTTAACAGGGGGGCAGCTCCAGGGGCTGCCCCAGGCTGCATTTAGGATCGACCTTTCCGCCGCACTACCGATAGTGGAGAGGGCTTACCGTTTCCCGGCGGACAGCGCCGGGGCCGAGGCGTGGCTGGCGCTGCCTTCCAGGTACTCGTCCGTGGTCAGGTCGCCGCTGGCAAATGACGATAAACACAGGGTTTATTGGACCAACCCCGGGGATGTCTGCCCGTGGTTCACCACCCACGCGGATGTGCTTGCCGGTAATCCGCACTACAATCTGGGGATCGTCCAGCCGACGACCGCGCCGACGATCGTCAGCGTGACCGGCGGCACGCCGCCGCCCGGGGCCGAGGCCATCGACCGGTCTTACCTCTATACCTACGTCAATACGTTTGGTGAGGAGAGCGCGCCGTCGCCGGCCAGCAACGACATGTCGGGGCCGCCTGACGCGACCTGGACGATAACCGGGCTACCCACCGTCGCACCCGCTAACCCGGCTGGGCGCAACTACCCGCCGATCGTCAAATTCAACCTGTACAGGACGATCACCGGGGCGACCACGGGGGCGCAGTTCTATCTCGTCGGGCCTATAGGTTTGCCGCAAGGGAGTTCTACGTTTGTCGACAGTCAGCCGGACAGCGTGATCTCTCTAAATGAGATCCTCGAGTCTACCAACTGGGACAACCCGCCCGACAATCTCGACGGACTGGTCGCGATGCCAGGCGGGTTTCTGGTGGGCTTTACCAATAACACTGTGCATTTTAGCGAACCCGACCGGCCGCATACGTGGCCGCAAGTGTACGATCAAAGCGCGCATTACGACATCGTCGAGCTGGCGGTGTGGCAGCAATACCTCATGGTGATGACCAAGGGGTTCCCCTCGGCCGGCTCGGGCAACATGCCGTCGAACATCGTCATCACCCAGACCCAGGTTGCCGCGCCCTGTATAGCTCGGGGATCTGTGGTGGTCGATTTGTCGGGGGTGTTCTATTCGACCCAGAACGGGTTGATCCAGTTCACTGGCTACGGCATGCAGAACGTGACCGAGGCGATTATCTCCAAGGTTCAGTGGAACACTAAGTACCGAGCCAATAGCATCGTCTGTGCTCGACACCGATCCCAGTATATGGCGGTCAACGGAAGTAATTATGGTTTCACCATAGATTACGCCGAGGCGCGGCTGGGGGTCGAGGACCTGACCACGGTCAATGGGGTGGTGTGCATCTGGAACGACGAGTACACCGGCGATACTTTGATGTGTGCGGGGGGTCTGATTTATGAGTGGGATCATTCAGGCTCGCCGTCTCAAATATACCGTTGGCGCTCGAAACAGTTCTTTACGCCGACGCCGCTCAGTCTTGGCGCGTGTCAGGTCGAGAGCGACCCTGATATTCTCACCGCGCCGCCGGGCGGGAGTATCCCTCTAGATAACGGCGATGCGACGGTCTCACTACCGGTAGGGATCAACGCCCAGTTCAAATATTACGCGGGGCCAAAGCTCCAGTTGATCATGACCCGTAACCTGACCAAGCAGATGGAGATTTTCCGCCTGCCCAATGGCTTTAAGGCGTTCGATCATCAGGTTGAGATCATCGCCCGGGTGCCGGTGGCGTCGATCCAGCTTGCCACCGTGCTCGAAGAGCTGAAGACCGTCTAGTGGCGCATGGTCTCACCCCACCGCTGGGTACGACGACGGCGCGGCGCGTCAACACTCACCCGTCGAGCAACCCATTTACCCCGCCGATCCCGCAGCCGACCACCGACCCGGCTAATCTCCAAGCCTGCGTCGAGGCTATAAAAGCCGGGGTCGAGAGCCTTAACGGTCAGCGCGGCGACGCGGCGAACCGGGCGGTTACCTTTCGTGATCTGACTGATTACGGGCTGTTAGACCCGAATGCGTTAACCAGTTCCACCCCTCATCCACCGTCGTCTGGCGAGGGTTTAGGGCCGCCAGCACAGCCGGGCGATCCCACAGCCGTAGCCGGTGATGTCGCCATCAATGGTTCGGCGGATACTTATATGCGCTCGGATGCAGCGCCTGCGGTTCAGCTGTCTTCTTCGACGCATTTTGGTTTAGCTAAGCCCGACAATGTGACGATCTCGGCGACTGGTGGCGTGCTCACGTCGCTCGTCAGTGGTAGTGGGCCGGCGGGGCCGACGGGTCCGACCGGCGCGACAGGTGCGACCGGGCCGACGGGTCCGCCAGGGCGGGCCACGATCGCCGACACCGCGCCGGCCAGCCCGGCGGCGGGCGACGAATGGTGGGACAGCGTCGGCGGCCAGCTTTACATCTGGTTCGTCGATCCGAGCGGGCCGCCAGGGCAGTGGGTCGCTGCGACAAACCAGCCGGGGCCGATGGGACCGGGGGGACCGATAGGGGCGACGGGAGCCACGGGCGCGGCGAGCACGGTGCCGGGACCGACGGGGCCGCCTGGCCCGACCGGGGCGACGGGGGCGACGGGGGCGGCGAGCACGGTGCCGGGACCGACGGGGCCGACCGGAGCGCAGGGGGCGACAGGACCGGCGGGGCCAACGGGAGGGACCGGACCAGCAGGTAGTACCGTAGCGTCAGGCGTCTCTTTCACGCCCACTGGAAACGTAGCTGCGGCCGATGTTCAGTCGGCGATTGCGGAGGTGGACGCCGAGAAGGTCGCCAAGGCCGGCGACACGATGACCGGCCCGCTGATCATTCCGCTTGGTGCGGTGGCCGCCACAAGTTTGAACTTTGGCGGTCCGGGCTGCGGCATGTGGAGCACGAACGCCAACAATGTCATAAATTTCTCCACCAGCAGCTCCCTCAGACTGACGGTAGGCGGCGCTGGGGGCACTATCACCAGCTTCATTCCGTACCTGGGGCCAACCGGCACCGTCACGGCTCCGACATATAGTTTCAGCGGTGCCGCCACTAATGGCTTCTGGCGCAGCGGCACCAACCAAGTCTCGGTCAGCACCAACGGCATCGAGACGATGCGCTGGAACGCCGACAACTCGACAACGACGCTGGGGCCGCTGGGTGTAACCGGGGCGCTCACCGTGACCGGTAATATCGCCGGACTGGGCCGTGTAACCCGGGCGGGTACGGCCGGCGCGCTTCAGGGTAATGTCTTCAACGTAGAGAACCGGGCCGGCATTTCGCATCTGTGGGTGGATACGACCGACCTCGGCGCGATTACGTTTGGCGGGCCTTACCTGGCCACGGCAGGGGGCACGATCACCGGCAACCTGACGATCAACGGGACGCTCACCGCCTCCAGCGGCGCGATAACGACCGACAGCGCCGGCAGCATGACGATCGGTCCCAACCTAGTGACCGGCAACGGGGTCTCGACCGCAGCGGTCGGCATCGAGGTGGGCGGGTCGCGGACCGGCAACGGGTCGGCCAATATCGATTTCCACGCCACTCCGAGCACTGATTTCGAGTTCAGGCTGCTGCGTGCGGCGGGGATCAACGGTGGGGCCTCGTTGGTCAATATCGGGTCCGGCGGCATCACCTTCAACAGCAATGCAACCAACGCCGCCTTCATCGGCGCAGGGATGGTGGTTGGCACTCCAACTGGCGGCGATCAGGGGATCGGCTCGGTTAACGCGCAACAGCTGCTTGTCAACGATGTGCCGGTGCTGACGACATCGGCGGCGGCTGGTGCCTACCTTCCTCTGAGCGGGGGTACGGTCACTGGGACTTTGACGGCAAGCGCTGGCATCGCGTCGACTTTCTACACTACTAGAGCCGGGGCGAGCGGCGCTTATGGCGGACACGGCTTCAACATCGACTGGACCGGCAGCGCGGCTAATTTCTGGATCGACTCGGTCAACATCGGGCCGATTACGTTCGGTGGGCCTTACCTGTTGCTCAGCGGTGGCACCCTGACCGGCAATGTCGGTATTGGCATTTCCCCCGCTGCCAAACTTCATGTGTCTGGTCCTGATGCTGGAGCTATCGGTATCGTCGCGGGCGCGACCAAGGCTGTTCGTTTCGGCGCAGACTCAGGTGCCGCCTACGTCTCAGGCACCGACCAGACGGGACTTGCTTCCTTCCAGCCATTGGTAATCAACGGCTCGAACGTAGTTGTCCAAGGTAATAGTACCGAGGCGATACGGACGGTGAACAACGGCGGGACATGGTTCTGGACCGCTGGGCCGACCGATGCCTGGGGCCACGTTATCCAGCACAACACGTCGATCAGTGCGGCTGCCAGCACCTCGATGGCGACGACGATCAGCACGCTGATCTATCAGATCATGTTCCGCAACCCAAACGGTCAGATCGGCTCGATCACCACCAACGGAGCCAACACCGGCTTCGGTACTTCGTCGGACGCTCGCCTCAAGACCAACGAGGTCCGCGCGGATGATCTGACCGCGCTGCGCGATACGGTGATCTGGGATTTCGAGTGGAAGATCGATGGCTCGCGCGGACGCGGCGTCCTCGCCCAGGACCAGCAAGCGGTTAAGCCTGAGATGATTATCGCGCCGCCTGACGACATGCCAGACACACCGTGGATGGCGGATTACTCCAAGCTGGTCCCGGATCTCGTTCTTGGCTGGCAGAAGCACGAGGCTCGGATCGCCGAGCTTGAGGCGCGGATCGAGGTGCTGGAAAATGCTTGATTTTCCCAATGCCCCAACAGTCAACCAAGTCTTTACCAGCGGCCCGAGCTGGATGTGGGATGGCGTCAAATGGAAGACTACCGGCGCGGCCGACACGTCGTACACGGTCAACACGCTAACCCCCGCTACGGGCGCGACGGTCACGCTCGCCGATTTCCGCCCGGTCTTTATCAACACCGGCACGCTCGCGGCGCTGACCATCAGGCTTCCCCCGTCGCCGTCGACAAGCAGTCATGTCGAGATCAGCTTCGCCGCCCCAGTGACGGGGTTGACGATCCAGGATAGCGGCGGCGGTGCGCTAGCGAATATGCCGACAAGTTCCTACGGCCCCGGCGCGGCGCTGATGTTGCGCTATGCCACTGGTGGATGGGTGTACTGGAAATGAACAGGCTTTTCACTGCCCTGCTGGCCGGTATGGCGCTTGTCTCGCCGGCGCTCGCGGATATGTACCAGGATGGCTCGAACGCCAAGCTGCCGGATGCGCGCGGAAACCTTGGCGTACCGCCGCATGTCGCGACCAATGCCGCGCTCGCGGCGGCGACAACAGCAAATTACCCGAGCGGTGTGTGGCGCGATGATTACGCGGCGGGGAACGGTGCGCCGCCGCTGTGGTTTCTGCCTAAGACGGGCACTTGCGCTAGCAACAGTCTCGTCAATGACGGCGGCTCGTGTGTCAATTCGGCGGCGGGCAACAGTTTTGCCGCGATTTACGATGGGGGTGCGGCGGATCTCCGCGAATGGGGAGCGTCCGTACTTGCCGCCGACAATCAGCCGGCTATTCAAGCTGCGCTGAGCGCGGTGGCCAGGACCGGCACGGTGCTGGTGATAGCGGGCGGCGTCTACAAGACCGGGAGTGCGCTGACTGCGACGGGGGCGGTTCGTATCAAGCAGGTGCCGCAGGGGTCTGGCACATCGATGTTGCCGACGACTGCCTGTGCGGTGGGTTTGCGCGAGATCGCGGTCAACGTGGCGACGCTGACGATGACGGGCGACGGGATCACCCTCGACGGTCTGTGCATCGACAATTCGACGATCAGCAACACGACGACCGGCAGTATCGGGATTAGCCTGGGCAAGGGATCGCACATGGTCTTGCGCGATGTCCAGGTGGCGGGCGCGTGCATCCCGCTCGATGTCTCCGGGGGTAACAGCGCGAACCAGAACCTGTCGACCACGATCGATCACGGGGCCTTTATGCCGGCCAACGCTACGGGCTGTAAGGGGATCGAGGTCGGCAAGCTCTCGACTAACGGCGCGACGACTAACCTGGTGATGTACAACACCGCGATCTATTGCTTTCCGGCACCGACCGGCATTGGCGGCACCGGCGTCTACCATAAGGCGGAAGGGCTCGTCGTCCACGATGTCGGGGCGCTCTATCTCTACGGCGGCGGCAACGTCGGCTGCGTCTATGGCACCCACCTGATCCCGCTGACAAACGGTCAGGGCGTCAATGATATGCAAGTCAATGGCGGCGTCGTGGGCGACAGCGACAGCCTGTCATCGCTGATGATCGACACCACGCTCTCGGGAACCGCCAACTGGGTAACGCATATCTCGTTTAATGGGGCATGGTTTGCCAACTATCCAAAAAACCCGCCGACGCCGGCAATCAATATTCAGAACACCGGCGGCGGTACGGTCGGCAGCATCATGTTCAGCAATAACCGGATACTAGCCCCAGAGGGCGCGGATGGGATTTGGGCGCTGGCCGGTTCAGCAAATCCCGCCCAGGACGTGATCTTTGACGGCAACCAAATCTGTAACCGGGGAACGAGCAATCCTAGTTCACTGCTCGTCATCGGCAAGGTCAGTCGGACTTCGATTCGAGGCAATACCTTCGGTACTTGTGACGTGAACAACCCAGCGGTTATTGCTGACGGGATCGCCTTCGCGACCGGAGCCGCCTATAATTTCGTCCAGGTGACTGACAATACATTCGACCATACCTCGGTAACGTCACCGATCCTTAATCCCAGCACTGTCCCGATCAACGGGACGCTTATGGCAAGAAACAATGTCGGGATCGATGAAATTTACCCGACAGTCGCGTCCGCCAGCGCGATCATGGTCCCGGTAAACCCTACCTTCTACATTTCGGGCACGACCGATATTGGCAACATGGTGTGGACCGGCGGCCCGACGACGCGGACCATTATCCCAACTGGCGTCTTCAATTGGGGCGCGACTGATATCTGCGGCTCGCCGCCGGCGACGGTAGCGAACGTTCCTTTGCTTGCCGTTTATGATGGTACTTGCTGGCACATTAAATAGATGGCGGACACGGACGGCCTGATCCGCCTGCCTTATAGTTGTGAACCTCAGTGAGGAAATCATGGAACCCACTACACTACTGGTAGTGAAACTCGAAGCGCAGCAGTGGAATATCGTCCTGGCCGGTATGAACGAGTTGCCGATCAAAACCGGGCTGGCGGTGTTTCAGATGGTCATGCAACAGCTCCAGGCCCAGGAACCGTCCACCAACGGCCTCGACACGCACCCGCCGATGACGAGTTACGAGGTGTCGAGCCATGATCCAGTATAGTGAAATCCCACAGGTCAACGCGCTCTACCTGCGTTTGGTGTGATGTGAGCCGCGAGATCCGCATCGACGATCCCGGTGCCGGCGAGTGGGTGATGGTACGGGTCAAGGGTTACTTCATGCCCGGCGTCGATCATTCGTTTACCACCCACCGGGACGGTAAGATCATCGGCGGGTTTGCGCTGTGCCAGTATCTCGGTAATTCCATAACCGTGCACATGGCCGGCGAGGACAAGCACTGGTGCTCGCGGGATCTTCTCTGGCTGGTATTCCACTACGCGTTTGCCCAGATCGGGTGCTATAAGGTTCTGGCCCCACTGCGTTCCGACCAGTCATCGGTGATCGCCATGGATACGCGTGCCGGGTGGAACCTCGAAGCAGTTGTGCACGACGCCTATGAGAAGGGCGTGCACCTGATCATCCTGGGCATGACCCGGGATAGCTGCCCGTGGCTGCGCGATGGTTACGTTCCGAAGTTCTTGCAGCACGCCAATGAACGGGCTGCCTGATGGGCAAGGCCTCACCCCCGCCAGCACCCGACTATACGCCGTTTATCCTGGCGTCGCAGCAGGCGTCGAATTCCGACGCCGCCGCTGCCAAGGTCTCCGAGGATCTGGGCAACAGGCAACTGGATCAGCAAAATATATATTCGGGCCGTGCGGCCGATCTTGGCGACAAATACGCGCAAATGGCCTCGGATCAAGCTGCGTTTGGCAAGCAGCAATACCAGGACGCCTTGCCGTATCTGCAGAAATACATGCAGTCGCAGCTCGATTTTACTAACGCGGCGCAGGCTAATCAGGACGCGCAAACCAAAGCCGCGCAGATATCGGCGCAGCAAGCGCAAGACACCTACAACCAGTACAAAACCGTCTTCATGCCCAAGGAGACCCAGTTCGCCGATGAGGCGTTTGGGTACGCGACACCGGCGCGGCAGGATCAAGCGGCGGGCGCGGCGCAAGCCGATGTGGGTAACGCCTTTGCCGCGCAGAAAGACGCGGCGACACGGCAGTTAGCGTCATATGGTATTGACCCGTCGCAAGGTGCGTTCCAGCGAAGTATGGGCGCGGCGGATATCTCCAGGTCTGCGGCCACCGCAGCCTCGGGGACGATGGCGCGCCAGCAGACCGTGGCGCAGGGCAAACAGTATGAGGCGGCTGCCCTCGAGGTCGGCCAGAAACTCCCGGCCCAGGCGATAGCCCAGGCTGGTCTCGGTCTCAACCAGACCGCGTCTGGGTTGAGCGGTTCGGCAATCGGCGGTGGAGGCATATCCGCCGCAGGTAATTTCCTCAACGCCGGCACCAATGCGATGGGGTCGCCCACCCAGTACGCGGCGCTCAACCCGTATACCAATTTGTCGAGTTCCTATGGCACGCAGGGCGTCGGACTGATAGGCACCGGCGTCAACGCCTTAGGTAATATGTCTGCGGCGATCGGGGCCGGGGTCGGTGCGACCAACAGCATGTACTCGTCGCAGATGGCTAACTACCAAGCCAACCAAGCAAACTCACCGTGGGGAGCGATTGGCACCATAGCCGGGATCGGCGCTAAGGTTGCGGGTACTGCGCTCTTTGCTTAGCCACTACCGGTAGTGGAGAAAACACATGGCCGACGGCCCGATTATTTACCCCAGGTCGTATTTCGGACCCAATCCGTTGGAGCAGGGTCTCGACAATTTTATGAAGTCCTACAGTTGGGCGCAGGACACTCAGAAAAAGAGTGACCTGCTCGAGCGCCAGCTGCGCGAGACTAAGTATCGCATTGGGTTGATGGACGACGAAAACACTAAGAAGACCGGCGGGGGCGTTGGCAACGACGCGCCTACCACCCAGAACCTGCCTGCTATCGGTGGTAACGGTTCGGACGGCGGATCTAGCGGCGATGGAGAACAACCGACAATCGGCGGTGTTGGCGGTTCGAACAATCCCGAGATCGATACCAATAATTTCGCCGGGATGCGCAATCCCAACGCGCCCATTGGAGGAGGTCCGCGCTCGAACCCTGCCGGGTGGCAGCAATTCACGACCCCCGAGGATGGTATCAATGGAATTGTTCACCAGCTAGACCGGTATGTTAGTGGGGCAACAACCGGTAAGCCGCTGACCACGTTAAACCAAATCATCAGCACCTGGGCACCGCCGCACGAGAACAATACAAAATTACTAATCGACCGTGCGTCGCAGATCATGGGCGTCGCTCCCGACGCTCAACTCGATTGGAATAATCCCGACGTAAAGGCGCGCCTTGTCGAGGCGATGATCCGCAACGAGCAGGGTGGGATGCTGCACCCCAAGGCGGTGCAGGGGATACAGGGTGTCTTTGGACAGAGCTGGCAGCCTTATCAGACGCCACAGCAGCAGGCCGCCGCGCCGGGGCAGTTTAATCAAGCTGTCCCACAAGTACCGACACATGCGCCGCTGGCTTATCCGACGACCGCGCAGGGGAACACACCTATGGCGATCGGCGGAAACACACCTGCAACGACGGCGGCGGCAGCGCCGGCCCCACCTGCGTCGGCTCCGCCAGCTACGGCACCGTCGCCACCAGCCACCGGTGCGCCCCCTGCTTCCGGTTCGAACGTGCAGTACACCGCGCCGGGTGGTTCGTTCAGTCCGCCGCAACAAACACCGCGCGCACCGAATTACTCGCCGCGCCCGCGTGATCAGCAGAGCTACCTGCCCGATCAACAGCAGCAATCGCAGATAGCCGCGCTGGCGGTGCCGCAGCAATATGATCCTCGTAACAGCGGGTTGTATCCCCAAGGCAGTGCCTGATGCCGCCGCTCGACGACACCGAGTTCCAGTACCCGACGCCCGACGCCGATACCGGCAATATGGCGATCGGGGGTGCGGTATCGCCGCCGCCCCCGATATCGTGGGCACCGTCGGCGCTAACCACGCCACCGCCGCAGCAGGACGTAGCGCCGCCGCCTGACACTACCTCGTCGCCACCGCCGGTCGATACGACTCCGCCGCCCCTAATGGCGCGCACCACCGAGGCACCGGGGGGTGTGCTGCCCGACGCCGGCGGGCCGGAGGATGTCACCCAGACAGCACCTATGAGGGTGCGCGGTTCCAAAGGCGGTGCGAGCGCGCTCTCGGGTAACGACTATGTCGACCACGAGTCGCGCCTCAAGGCACCCTTTGCCCGCTACAAGCAACTCGAGCAGGACCAGCCCACCCTTTACGCGGCGATCAATCACATCGCCGACGATGTCGGTGTGCCGCGTGCCGACCTCGCGGCGTTGATTTATGCCAACAGCGACGACGATCCCAACGCCAAGTCGGGCAACCGGATCGGCTATATGGGGATCACCCCGGCTGATCAGGCGAAGTACGACCCGGAAGGGCATCTCGACCCCAACCATCCGCTCGATAACATCTGGCTCGGTGCCAAGAAATACTTGGACCTGTCGCACGAATACGGGTTTTTTACGCCTGAAACACTGGCTGCGTATCACTCGGGCGAGCCGGTGGTTAACTCGTTGCACCGTCATAATCAAAGCGACCACCAGTCGATCGCCCCACCGGGGATGTTCGATTTTGTCAATAAGGTGGTGGGCCGCAACGCGCCGCAACGGGCGCTTGATCCTAACTTATTGATCGCCGAGCAGCGGATGCCGCCGACCGAGATCCCGCCGCGCGGCATGCCGGAGGGTTACCAGGACGATACCGGCGGTCTTAGCCAACAGCCTGCGTCTTCGACCGCCGAGCGTCTGAACCGCGATCTCCCGTCTGCCATAGGGTCGATCACCAGCGCCCCAGGCAGGCTGGCCTCGACCCTGAGCGACCCGGCCAAACTCGGCACGGCGATCCGCAACATCGGCCAGGGCGTGTCGAGCGATGTCGCCGGTGCGCTGCGCGGGGCGAGCACACCCGCCGACATCATGCCCGAGAGCGACCTCGAAGCGGGGCCGGGGATAATCGCGCCGGCGATCGGCCGTGCGGTCACCGCTGTTGGCGACTACGCCCGGACGGTGGGACGGGTCGCTTCTGGCGAGGACCCGCAAAAAGTCAAACAGGACATCGCCGCGTCGCGGGCACCGGATGATACCCTGCCGCCCACCCGCCTCGGGCCTGGGTTTGTCCCGCCGTCGGCACCAGCAGCGGTCGACCCGGAAATTGCCTATATGCAACCGCGCGGCGCAGCAGCAGCCGCGCCGGCTACACCGACTACACCAGCTACGCCCGCCGCACCGGCCGCACCGGCGGCGCTGGCCCCGGCGCAATACGGCACCGGGATGCGCGACATCGTCCCGGCGTCCGCGCCCGCCGCGCCGGCACCCTTGCCGTCGGCTGCGCTTGGCCCGGCACCGGGAGCGGCTCCAGCTCCTACTACCGGTAGTGAGCCACCACCAAAACCGACGGTTACTCCCGAAGACCAGCCGCCATCGGCCGGGGCCGCGCCGCCCCAGGCGGGTACGCCGGGAGGCGCGCCGCTGGTAGCCCAGCCAGCGCCGCAAACCAGCGGCGCAACACCGCCGGCGCGACCGACGCGCGAAGGCCCGATCACCAGCCTGCCCGGCGGCCCGTCGCGGATGACCCCGCAAGGCGCAGTGCAAGCGGCTGCCACCGGCGGCCCCAACGGCGTCCTCACCTACATGTCCGACAACGGCAGGGCGGGGGCGACACCGGGGCAGAACTGGAACAGCTTCCAGCGCAACCTGATGGGTGTCGCGGCGATGGGCGGCAGCGTCGACGACATCATCCACGCCCATCAGTACGTCTTTACTCTCCAACATGCCGGCGCGGTGCAGAATTTACAGGCGGCGTGGGCGGCGTTCGACACTGATAAACAAGCCGCTGCGAGCCTGTTGGCGCGGAGTCACGCTTTCTTTAACGATGGCTCGGTGGGCGGCTTCCAGGTTGTTAATAATCAGATCGTCGGTCAGCGATTTGACGAGAATACCCACCAGCCTTTGGGCAGCCCCTTTCCGGTTACCAAGCAGGGCATCCTGGACATGGCAAAGCAGATCCAGGACCCGGCGAAGTTTCAATCACTGGTCGACGAGGAAAAGAAAACCAACGAGACCATCGCGCATAACATCCAGGACGAAGAGCACAACCGGGTAACCGCCGCCGAGACTGGGCGGCATAACATCGAGGAAGAGAAAAACCAGCGGGCTTACCATGAGGCGCTCGCCGCCCAGGCGGCGGCGACCCGCGAGTCGCGCGAAGCTATCGCCGAAGCTAACCGCAAGGCGGCGATGGACCGGGTCAAGTACCGGGTCGACAACGCCAACACGGCATTTAACAAACAGCTCGACCACGCGACCCGCGAAGAGGGCAAGGGGTTGTACAGCACCGACGATACCCAGCTGACCGGTGACCCGCCGCTGACCCTCGACGGCAAGACGCCGATGTCGCCAACCCAACGCAACAACGCGCAGACACTCTATCACGGGTTGATCATGTACAACGACAACATGACCTCGGGGACTGTGCAGGATATCGTCAGGAGCCTTACCGCAGCGGCACCCGGTCAAGGGCAGCTCGATCTGCGCAAATACGGGCTGGGGCTGACCAGCGAAGTGACCAAGACCGGCGACCCGATCTATGCCGTCAGGACGATGCCCAAGCCGGGGAGCGACTCGGTCGATGTGGCGTACCTGCCGTTCTCGGCGATCCGCTCGATCCTGCCCGGGCAGTACCGCCCACCGGCCGCGAGACCGCCGCCCACGGCGCAGCGGATAGCAGCACCGGCACCGCCATGAGCAGCCCATACTCCGAGTACCTGGAACAACAGGCGTTCCAGACACCGGAACCACCCGAGGCGCAGCCTAACCAGGATGCCGAGGACCAGCTGGTCCAGAGCCGGACCCGCCAGCCCAACGACGAGAGCCTACCACCGTCGATGGCGCGGGTCATGGCGATCGGCGGCACGCCGGCATCCGCCCTGGCCCCGCCACCACCAGCACAACCTTCACCACCGCCATCAGTACCGACAGGTGACGAGGATCAGGTCCTGCCGCCGGCGGGAGCGCAACCGGCGCAGCAACGGCCGGCACCGGGTGAGTTGTTTACCCTGGGCAGTGCCGAGGATACCCCGCCGCCGCCACCGGCCGGGGTGCTCGGCTCGTTTGCCGGCGGCCTCGAGCGCGGCGGCGCGGCACTGCACGGGCAGATCGGCCGGGTCGTCTCCACCGTCCTGCGCAAGACCGGCGAGTGGACCGATCAGGACTGGCTAAAGGCCGGGGCCGACGCGCTCGACAAGGTAACTACCGATGTCGACGAGGGTGCCAAGAAGGTCGGCACGGTAGGCGACATGTCGATCGCCCAGGCGTGGAAGACCGGTAATTTTATGAACCTGATCGCCGAGAAGGTCGGCGAAGGTTTGCCTGTAGGCGCGCTCGCGGTCGCCGCCGGATCGATCAGTCCGATGATCCCGATAATTTATGGGGTGGTCACCGCCGGTAACGACGAAGCCAGAAAACCCGACGCGACCGCCGCCAGCGTGTTGTCGCAAGCCACTATCGGCGGCGCGTCGATGGGGTTGAACCTCAAGATCGCCCAGTCATTCGCCGGCAAACAATTTGTCGCCCGCGCGCTGGCCCAAGCCGGCGAGCTTGGGGTGTTTGGCGCGGTGACGCCGTTCGCTGATCAGATCACCGAAGCACTGCACACCGGCTCGCAAGGTTATCAGGCACCTTCGGCGGAGCAAGTCGGGTCGAGTGTGCTGGGCAGCGTCGCGATGACCCCGGCGCTGATGGCGACGCAAAGACTATTACACGGGCCGCAGGGTCCCAGGCCGGCAGTAAAAACCGAGGGCGGGACCGAGACGTTGCCATCAGAGGGCGAGGTCGACCCCGACGCAGCGGCGGCAATGGGGCAGACCCTGGCTGGCCGCGAGGTTCCGCCGGGTCGTGAAGGCGGGCCGATGCCGCCGGGCACCGACCAGCCGATGACCTTTACCGGCCCGGCTAATTTCAACCCTAACCCACCGCCGCCACCCGGATCTCCGCCGCCGGTTAATCCGTTGCGCCGGGCTACACCGGACCAGACGACACCAGCGGATTTCTCACGCGGCGGGGTCGACCCGGATGCGGCGGCGGCACTCGACGCGACACAACCACCTGCGCCTGAGCCGCCTACGCGTACCGTCGAGCCGCCGCCGACCGGGCGTCCCGAGTTCGGCACGCCGCCCGCCGGTGCCGCAGCAGCGCCAACCGGGCGTCCCGATTTCGAGCCGAGCCAGCGGCCACCGATGCCGGGCACGGATATACCCCCGCCCCCACCCCCGCCGCGTCCGCCGCCCGAGCCACCCGGCCCGCCGCCGGGTGGTGGAGAACCGGGTGATTTCGGGATCGGCCGACCGACCCCGCCGCCCGACCGCGCGCCACCGCCGGCGCGGCCCGGCGGCGAGCAGGCGGCTCTCCCCGAGGTCGAGCCGCCGTCAGCGCAAG